TATCGGAGCAGTGGAACTTATCGTCTGTGGATTATCAGATACATCATCCCATGTCTGTGTGGACCCTATTTGTGTCCATGATCCATCAGATGACACTTTACCATAAGCTATCACAGTGATTGACGGATCACCACTCACAGAATCCAGCGTATAGGTAAATACCTGATGCTGCATATATGCCTGTGGGTTATGTATCGTTATGTTTGTCGTATCACTGGTAGTTATCGTATCGTTATCTGTGAATGACATAGGCCTGCTTAGCATTGTCTGTCCATTCATTATGACAGCAGTGCGGTCAACTTGTGCTATGCAGACTGCCCCAAGGGCAGCCAGCATAACAATTAATAGTATTTTCCTTTTCATTATATTATGATTTTAAAAATTAAGCTGATGTAATAGCTGTTACGTCAGTATCAATAGCCGAACTGTATATAACAGCAGCTTTATCCCTCACACCAAAGGCAAGACGAACCTTGAGAACAACGGTCTTCTGTCCTTCTGTCAGGTCAGCAGCATTATAACCTATTTCCATAGTCATATCTCTGCGCTTTCCTAACATAAGCTGCTTGCTATCAACGACAACAGCTGTGTTGGCTGTTATTGATGTGCTTCTCAATACTCTCATACCACAGATAGCAACAGGCTCACCGATAAGGTTATAAACAACCCTGCGGTCAGTGATACTATTATCCATCTGGTCTTTTTTACTTGAGAGCATTGTCACGTCGGTAGGACTTAAAAGAAGTACATCCGGCTTGTACTTATTATTCTCACATTGGAGTTTCATGTGTGCGAAAAGATCGACCATAGTGGCATCTGCAATAGTACCATCCCAGGTAGCTGCAAAATCGGTTTTCTTGTTTGCTGTAAGCAATCCTGCTATTGCCGAAGAGTCATCACCGGCGGTACCGAGAACATAACCATCGACTTTATCGAGTATCTTATCCGGAACAGTAATTGCAATTTCTTCCATTGCCTCTTCCAGATCATCAAGTGTCTCATCAGAAAGTGTGAGATAAGTGGCAATGTAGAAAGCCGGGAATGAGGTTGTCTTGAACAAGAAGCTTGACTTGCTGGATGCTGATCCTTCAGTCTTTGTCCCTGAGCCATCAGTGTATGAATAAACAACCAAAATACTCATATTAGGCCTCTTGATCGTTTTTGAAGGCATCCAGTCTGTGACATGAGGATATATCGTCAATGGTATCCCTACTCTTTGCGGATCAAGTTCTGTTAAACGTATTGTTGATACATAGTTCTGGACAATATTACTTTCCAGCATATCAACAGCATCTTTCCTGGTTAATTTCTCAACAGGATATTTCACCTTAAACACAGGGCTTACGTTATTGCCCTTCTCAGTAAAGTAATCCTTCAGGGATTTACGTTTACTATTATCGTCATCCTTATCAACAAGCAATCCTGGTATGTCTTTTTTCTCCATCACGGATGCTATCAGGGCATCATAAAATGATTTCGGCGCATCAGTAGCCTTTTTGTTCGGATCTTCCCTTATCGCTTTCATCTCTGAAGCGAGTCCTCCGACTTCATTGATGAGATTGTCAACTGATTCTTTCAGTTCTTTTACTTCCTCGTGATTATCTTCACGATTGTTCAAAGGTTCGAGTTTTTTATTTATTTCCTCGATCCTTTTATCAAGGTCTTTCTTATTGACATTTTCTTTTGTTGAGTTATCGATAAGTCCTTGAATGTCTTTTAACAGGTTTTCTCTTTCTTCTTTTTTCTGAGCATCCAGAGCATCCTGCTTTTCTTTTTCTTCTTTTGTCATTTTTGTAATTTTTAAATATTAATAATCTGTTAAATTGAGTGGACTTATACCGGCTCAATTATCATTTCTGAGTGCTCTAAATAGCGGCTCTATATTCAAAATGGAGTGTCATTTTGACGGCTCCTGTTTTTTCTTATTTAATCCCTCACGGATAAATTTATAATCAATCCCCTCTTTAACTTCTTCTACTTCAGTTTCATTTATTGTTGGTGTTATAGGATTACTGCCAAGAGGCACGGCAGATCCTTCAATAATCTTTGCTTCGAGCACATACCAGAAATAACCACGTTCATCAACTTCATCTTTATTAGCTATCTGTGGATAATATTTCTTCCATGCTTCGTATTCATTAGGATAGTTTTCATCATTAAGGGCAAAATCCAGCTTAACATAATACATGCCTACTGAGTGATTTTTCACCCATCCTTTGGCATATTGATTTAACATAAAAGCATTACGTTCACGAAGTATCTCGGATTCAAATACAAGAGCTTCCGTTTCGCCTTCAAAATCATATCCAAGTTCCGTCCATTTATATTTTTTGACGTATGCCTTTAACTGGTCGCCACTGGCTATTATCTTATTAAAAGCCATTTCGTGTTCCTGTACATGCATGATCATCTTATTATCCTGAAGACTCTTGGTCCAGATTCCAGGAATATGTACATCATAATGTGCATCAAAATAATTAGTCGTATTTATAATAGCGACAACTTTTAAAGATTCCAGTTTAACAGGATCAATAACACCGCCATCAGCTTTTATGGCTGCCGTCTTTTCATCATATACAATCCTGGGATCGATTAATATACTGCAATCAACTTCTTTCTTTGCAGCTTTCTTTTGAGCAATAAGCTGTTTTTTATTTTCAGACATAAACCTGAATAGATCAGGTTTCGTTTCAAATTCTTTGTCAGCAAAATGTATCATAGTATTTCTTTTTGATTCTGTTTCTCCTGCCGGTTCGAATAAAATGTATTCAATGTCATGTTCTTTAAGCCATGCTTTTGCTTCTGCTACTGTAAATTTATCTTTGGGGAACCTGTAAGACTGCGTTTTTGTCGGACCTTCAGGATCACTCTTTAATGGTCCCCCATAAATCATTATCCCATTATCCAATGTTTTTAATACAATTATATGATCGAAATCATCAGGGTCACGGATGCGTGCTGCGTGGAAGTTGGCATATGGCATGATATTTTAATTTAAGATTAATTGTAATTTTTTTAATTTATTAACAGCTTTTGTAGCTTTTTCTTTTGCAATAGATTCCAAAGACATTGATTTTACTCTATTCCAAGAATTTTTCCTATTGCCTTTATTACCTATACCATTTTGATTACCTATCATTGATTCTGCATATTTTTTTATTCTTTTATCTGTCTCTTTAGTTAATCCTTTATTCCAAGCTATTCGCCCTTTTGCTTTTTCTCTTGTCTTATAAGGAAAATGCTTACCTTTTTGAGAATTACTCATTTTAATTCTCGTCTCTTCTGATATTTTTCGTGCCCTCATTCTATCAATTTGTTCCTGTGATAATTTTCTTCCTTTGCCTTTTCTACCATAATTATTGCCCAACATTCTTTCTGAAAGTGCAGGATTTTTTCTACCTTTTAAAGGACTTATACTAACATGTGGTTTCCGCATTTTCTGTTTTGTCTCTTCCGATGCTTTTACACCTAATCTACTTTTTGCTTTTTGACAAATATTAAACCAAGGATTATATGAATCTAAAAAATATTGCTCTGTTTTTATTAAATCCTCCTTTTCACATCCTAACAAAACAGAAAATTGCAAATCTGCCTCTCCATATTTATTAAAATGTCTTTGTAATTTTATATTACCGTGTATATTTGCCTTTAATTGCCTTAAATGCGAACTCCACCTTTTCCCTATATTTATAGCACTCCCCATATAAATCCGTTCTGGTTTTATCTTTGATTTAATTTTATATATACCTGTAATATTCATTTTACAAAAATTAAATAACTATTTCTTAATAAGTTTTTTATCGTCAATTTGCTTCTGTTTTTTCTTACGAAGTTCTTCGATCTCTTTTTTGCTTAATTTCTTTCTTTCTTTCATGGGTTTAATTCATTTTAGTTTGTCCAAGCGATATTCCTGCCTTGCCTCGTTCATATTTATATTTATCACCGTTGTCAACAGGATCCAGATCAAGCAGGGAGAGATATTGGTTCCAGGTAATGATATTATTGTTATAAGCTGCTTCAGCAGACTTAGCATTCAATGATAATGCAGCAGCTTTTTCCTTGAATGCTTCCTGGAGTGCTTCTATATGGGAAAAATCTGTTTTCAGTTCGAATCCATAATTACGCATCTTAAGTCTCTCCGTCCAGTATAGATCCTCATTTTCTACCATAGGTATAACAGCATCCTGGTATAGCCTGCGTACAGCCTG